GCGGCGCGATCTGCATTGCGGCGTGGCGTGGCCCCGCGACGGCCGTTCAGGCTTCCGCAGCGACGGGTGGCAACGGCGGCACGTCGCTTTCGATCCCGGGCTTTCCGCGAAACCACTCGGCTCGCGCGGTCGTGACTTACGTGCTGGACGCCGCCACGGCATCGCCCACAGCTCCCACGGGCGCGACCGGTCGGGCCACCTACGGTTCCGGCGTCTCGATCGGCGTCGCCGACTTCCTTCCCCCGACCGCGTACCACTCGAACACCGCGCTCGTTTGGACTGGGCTCGCGTCTTTGGCCGGTCCCTCCTTCGGTTACCAGGGCGGCGCGATTCAGCTGTTCTAGACCGCGTGATCGCTTAGCCGATCCTCCGCGCTTCGACCGCCTTCCATCTCGTAGCGGGCCAAGCCTGACCCGCACCGGAAGGCTCGGGTACGCCCGCCATAATCTTTCGATATGGCGCGCTCCCGTCTTTGCCGTGCTTGCCGCGACTTCCACGACCTCGAGCAGGCGTGGCCGGAGGCGTGCCTTTCGCACTTCGGAGTGCGCGCCGATCCCGCCCCCTTCGTGATCGCTGACGGGATGGCGCCGATCCGCTCCATGGCGGACGGCCGGGTCTACGATTCCTGGTCTGGCTACAAGGCGAGCGTTCGCAGGGCTGGCTGCGAAATCATCGGCGACGACACGTCCGGCTTCCGAGGGAAGCCCGGCTACCAGGCCGGCAACGTGGAAGCCGACATCAAACGAACAATCTCGGAGCTGAGCCGTGGCTGACGTCGCAGACGTGGACGACATCGGGGCTGACATCGCCGCCGTCATGAAGGGCGGCGCGGATGCGGGCACGCAAGCGCCTGCCGCAGATCTGGCGTCCCATGCCGAGGCCGCTGCGCCCGCTGGCGACAAGCCGGGACGCGAGCGCGACGACAACGGGCGTTTCGCGAGAGCTGCTGCTGCGGTGCCGGAAGGCGACGCGCCAGCCGCTCAACAGCTCAAGATCAATTCCAGCGATCAGCCCAACGCCGCAGTGGCGGAAGCTCCCTCGGGGGAGCCCATCCGGCCGCCTGCGTCGTGGTCGCCTGCCTCCAAGGCCAAGTTCGCCACCCTCGATCCGGACGTGCAAGCCGAGATCGCCAAGCGTGAGCAGGACATGGCGAAGGGCGTGCAGGATTGGGCCGCCAAGCTGAAGCGCGTCGAACCGCTCGAACAGGTCCTGGCGCCACACCTCAACCGCCTCGCGATGAACGGCGTCGATGGACCGGGCTATGTCCGCTCCCTCATCGCCGCCGACGAGGCGCTGAGGGGGCCCCAAGCCCTTCAGGCGATCCATCAGCTCGCGCGGATGTACGGCATCAATCTGCAACAGCCGCTCCCGCAGGGACAGCAGCCGCCGCAAGGGGCCCAGCTGCCGCAGGAGTTCCACGCGCTGTCGCAGCAAGTCGCGACCCTGCAATCCGCGTTCTCGCAGCAGCAGACCGCCGCCCAACAAGCCGACGAAGCCCGCGTTCAGGAGGAGATCGCCGCGTTCGCGCGCGATCACCTCTACTACGAGAACGTGAAGCCGGAGATGATCGCGCTCCTCAAGGGGGGAGTGTCCGACAATCTGGCGGACGCTTACCGGCGCGCATGTTGGGCCCGCGATGACATCCGCCCGCTCCTCCTGAAGGAAGAGGCGGACAAGCAAGCGGCGGCGGCCCGCGCGAAAGCGAACGAAGCCAAACAGGCCAGCGGCTCCATCACGGGCTCGCCCGCACCGGGGGCCGCGCCCCCGTCCTCGGCGAACTCGAACGGATCAATCGAGGACGACCTGCGCGCCGCGTGGCGGCAGGCGGCCGGCGCTTAGAAGGATTTGAGGCGTGACCTCTCCCAACCTTTCGGAAATCGTCACCACGACCCTGCGTAACCGCAGCGGCAAGGCGGCGGACAACGTCAGCAAGAACAACGCGATCCTGACCCGCATGAAAAAGCGGGGCTCGATCGAAACCGTCGATGGCGGTCGGACCATTGTTCAAGAGCTCGAATACGCGGAGAACTCCACCTACAAGCGCTACGCGGGCTATGAGCTGCTGAACATCCAGCCGTCGGACATCTTCACCGCGGCCGAGTTCGACTGGAAGCAGGCGGCCGTGGCCGTCTCCGCGTCCGGCCTGGAAGTCGAGGTGCAGAACGTCGGCGAGGAAGCCGCGATCAAGCTTCTCTCCGGCCGCATCAAGAACGCCGAACGCACCTTCATGAACAACATGTCGGGCGATCTGTACTCCAACGGGACGGCGGACAACGGCAAGCAGGTGGGCGGCCTGCAGCTCCTCGTGGCGGACTCGCCTACCACGGGCGTCATCGGCGGCATCGACCGCTCGGTGTGGAGCTTCTGGCGGAACTTCAAGTTCTCGGGCTCGAGCGACGGCGGCGGCGCGGTCTCCGCGACCAACATCGTCAGCTACATGAACAAGGTCTACCTCGGGACCACGCGCGGGACCGACAAGGTCGATCTGATCCTGGCCGACAACAACTACTACCAGTTCTACTGGGGCGCGCTGCAGCAGATCCAGCGGATCACCAACGTTGAGATGGCGGAAGCCGGCTTCACGAACATCGAGTTCATGGGCGCGCCGGTGGTGTTCGACGGCGGCGTGGGCGGCTTCTGCCCGGCCAACCACATGTACTTCCTGAACACCAACTACATCAAATACCGGCCCTCCTCGCGGCGTAACATGACGCCGCTCGGCAAGGTCCAATCCATCAACCAAGACGCCATGGTCGAGCTGATCTGCTGGGCGGGGAACATGACCCTGTCCAACGCGCAGCTCCAAGGCGTTCTGATCGCCTAAGGGACCGGCGCCAATGACCCAACTCACGCAATTCCAATTCGAAGTTCCCGGAGCCAGCCCTTTCAGCCTGGAAGGGCCGGTGACCGCCGGCACGGGGCAGCTCGGCCCGCAGTTCAAGCCCGGCACGACCGTCGCCCTTGGCGACAACGGCGCCGAGTTCATCTACTGCAAGCTCGTTCTGTCGGGCACGACGACCCTCGCGGATGGTCAGCTCTACACCATCGACGGCACGTTCTCGGCGTCGCTGCTGACCACCACCAACAGCCCTCGCGGGCAGTCCGTCGTGGTCGGCCGGGTCAACCAAGCGAACGTCGCGGCCGGGACCTACTACTTCTGGGTCCAGCGCGCGGGCAACGCTCCGGTCGTGATGTCCGGTTCGGCCAACGCCCTGGCTGAAACGACCGCGACCGGCGGCAAGGCGAACTTCACGAACAGCCCGACTGTCGGGTCTAAGCTGATCGTCGGCCTCTACGTGTTCAATGCCTCGCCGACCTTCACGGCCAACACCAAGAACGGCTCTCCGACCCTCACTGGCATTTCTTCGCTGGACGAGGTGGCGCTGGGCGCCGGCGTCGCGGGAACCGGTATCCCTGGCTCCACGACCGTTATCGGCATCGACCGCGTCAACGGCACGATCACGATGTCCGCGAACGCGTCGGCTGACGGCACGGGCATCACCGTGACCCTCTCGGGCACGGTCGCCGCGAACGTGATGTGGCCGTACATCGACAAGACCAACTAAGCCGCTTTGGCGGGGCGGCTTAGGCCGCCCTGCCGTCTTTCAGCAGGAGCGAACTTTGGAGCCGACCAACTTCGGACTGAGGGGGACAGAGCCGGATCGCACGATTCCGAGGTTCCACCTTCGCCCCGTGCACATGGGGCATGCCTCGGAGCAAGCGGGACACCCGGTCTACGAAGACCAGGAGTTCGTCGAGATCATCACGCCGGGTCACACGCGCAGCACGCCGATCGAGCCCGTCAACGCCGAGCACCGAGCTCGCTGGCCGGAAGCCTACCGCGCCTTCAAGGAAGGGCTGGAACCCGTCGAGACCGGCCTGCCGCTCGCGCAATGGCCGGTGATCACGTCGCCCTCGCAAGTCCTGATGCTCAAGGGCTTGCACATCCACACTGTCGAACAACTCGCGGGCGTCTCGGACGCCGCGCTGCAGAACATGGGGCCTGGTGGACGGGAGCTGCGCCAGAAGGCGCAGGATTACCTCGAGAACGCCAAAACCAACGCGCCGCTTGAGCGCGAGCGCGCCCGGGCGGACGCCGCCGAGGAGCGCGAAAGGCTGCTGCAACAGCAGCTGACCGAGCTTTCGCAGCGCATGTCGTCCCTGGAAGCCGGAGCGAAGTCGCATGTGGCCGCCTAAGCCGGAAGTCGAGGGCGCGACCACGGATCTGCGGCGCAGCGCCAACCCGCGCGGTCCCCGGTTCTTCAAGGAAGGCCGCAGGACCATGTTCGAGTTCGTGCTGTCGTCCACGAGCGTCATCGGTCCGCGCGAAGCGACGGCCGCAGACATCGCCGAGCATGCCGACGCCTTCGCGGCATCCGGCCTGAAGCGGTGAGCCTCCTCAGCGTCATCGCCGAGGTAACCGGGCGGCTGGCGCTACCTCAGCCGACGGCCGTCGTCGGCTCGACGGATCAGCAGGTGATCCAACTCCTCGCCCTGACCAATAAGGCCGGGCACGACCTGGCGCAGGCCCACAACTGGCAGGCGCTCATGGCGGAGGAGACCTTTACGACCGTCAACCAGACGACGCAGACGGGCGCGATCCCGGCCGACTTCGACCGCTTCGTGCCCAACAGCTTCTACAACCGCACCACGCGCCGGCCGGTGATCGGCCCCGTGACGCCGCAGCAGTGGCAGGCGCTGGCCGCGCAGCCGTCGCTCAACACCGTCTATCTGATGTTCCGCGAGCGACAGGGCGCGTTCCTCATGGGGCCGCCGTCCGTCCCTCCGCCGGCCGGTCAAACGATCGCCTACGAGTACGTCTCCAAGAACTGGGCGAAGTCGTCGGGCGGCACGCCGCAGGCGTCCTACCTGGCCGACACCGATCTGACCTACCTGGACGAAAGCCTGCTCGCCGACGCGGTGGTGTGGATGTTCCTCCGCGCCAAGGGCTTCTCCTATGCCGAGGAGCTTGCGACGTTCTCCCGGAACCTCGATCAGCAGCGGGCGCGGGACGGCGGCTCTAGCGCGCTCAGCCTCACGCCTTCGCCGCTCAACCTCGATCGGGTCAACTTGCCCGACGGCGACTTCCCCGCGCCGGTCTGATGCGCCGTCCCGCCGATCCAAGAGGTGGGGCGCCGGTCTCGCGAACCGCCACCATCCCAGCCCCGGTAGGCGGATGGAATGCGCAGGCGCCGCTCGCCGGCATGCCCATCACCGACGCGGTGATGCTGGACAACTACATCCCACGGCCCGGCTACGTGGCCCTGCGCAAGGGCTCCGTGCTGCAGGCGTCTGCTATCGCGCAGGGCACGGTGCATACGCTGATGGTCTGGGCTGGATCTTCCGACAAGCTCCTGGCCTGCGCCGGGACCTCGATCTACGACGTGACAAACATCGTCACCAATCCCGCGGCGCTCTACTCGGCGGCCACGAAAGACACCTGGGATTACGTCAACTTCGCCAACTCCGCAGGCTCGTGGATCGTAGCGGTGAACGGGGCGGACACCCCGATCAAGTACGACGGGACGAGCGTCACCACGACGGCCTTCACGCAGAGCGGAACACCGCCCCCGACGCTAGATCCGACGAAGCTGTCCCTGATCATGGCGCACAAGCGCCGCCTGCACATGGGCGAGAAGAACAGCCTGCGCGTCTGGTTCGCGTCCTCTACCGATGCGATTTCCGGCCCCCTCGGGCTGCTTGATCTGGGCCCCGTGTTCTCGAAAGGCGGCGTGCTCGCCGCGATGGGGACGACCAGCCTCGACTACGGACTGGGCCTCGACGACTTCGCGATCTACGTCACCTCGAAAGGTCAGATCGCCGTCTACCAGGGCACGGACCCGTCCGACGCTACGCACTGGGCGCTCGTGGGCGTCTACAACGTCGGCTACCCGATGGGGCAACGGTGCCTGATCAAGTACGGGTCCGATCTCGCCATCATCACGACCGATGGCGTGATCCCGCTTTCGCAGGCGATCCGGCTCGATCGCGCGCAGGACAACGCCGTCGCGCTTACGCAAAAGATCCAGGACGCTTTCCAGACCGCAACGCGGACCTATCCTGCCGGGACCGCGGGGTGGCAGGGGATGCTCTACGCCCGCGGCGCGCTGGCGATCATCAACGTGCCATCGTCGCCTGCCGTGCAGTACGTGCAGAACATCCAGACCGGCGCCTGGTGCAGGTTCACGGGGATGAATGCGACGTGCTGGGCCGTCGCAAACAACATGCCCTATTACGGCTCCGGCGCTGCGGTCTTCCAATGGGACGTTGGAGCCGACGATAACGGCGCGACGATCACCTACGATTACCTGGGCGCATTCTCGGCCTTCGGGAGCAAGGGCCAAAAGCGGTTCACGGCTATCCGCCCGCTGATGACGACGGTGAGCTGGATCAAGCCCGCCCTCGAGATCGATGTGAACTATCAGCAGAGCGTGCCGACCTCGACGCCGATCGTCACCGACCTTTCCACACTCGTACCCGTTGCGCGCTACGATTGGTCAACGACCGGCCGGGTCGGCTTCGTCGGCGCGCCGCGGATGCGGCTGCAGATCAATGCCATCCCGCAGACGTTCGTCGCGGTGGATTCGGGCGACGTCGACGAACTCGTGACGGGCGACGGCTATTCGCTGATCACTGCCGACCCGGTCCCCGACATTCCCTTTCAGCTCACGAGCTTTGACGTGGCGTTCGAACCTGGGGGCATCCTGTGAGGCTGGTCGTCGGCTTTGAGGCGCAGCTCGGCCCCTGGGCCGAAGCGCGCATCCCGCACCTCTTCCTCGATACCATCGGCGACT